TTGGGCGTGGTAAGTTTAGGCGGTTCTGGTAGGTCAGGTCTGATAGGTTTAGGCTGGTGGGTCAGGGCGGTCTCGGTATGGTCAGGGCTGGTAGGGCTAGGCGTCTCTAGGCATGGCGGTTAAGGTATGGCGTGATCCTTTTAGGACTGGCATGGCGGTTTCGGTATGGCTTGTTGAGTTCCGGTTATGTGCGGCAAGTCTAGACGGTTATGGTGCGTTTCGGTTGGGTCGCGTAAGGTTCGACTGGTTAAGGTCGGGCAAGGCGGTTTTGGTCGAGTGCGGCGGGGTACGGAAAGTTGTGGCTTGGTGGGTCAGGGCGGTTGAGGCGGGGCATGTTATTGTTCGGTGCGTCAAGGCGAGTTTAGGTCGGGCGAGGCGTGGCATGGCGGTTGAGTTAAGGCTGGGTGACGTTAGATATGGTGTGGTGGGTTTTGGCGAGGCGAGATGTGATGTGGCATGTCGGTCTAGGTGAGTAATGTTGGGTCTCGTCACGGATTGGCAAGACAAAAACTTTTGTGTAAAGGGAGATTAAAATGAAGAAATCAGTGCGCTTTTCTAAAGACACTAAACAGCGGATCATTGATGAGTATCTTGCATCCACTGGATTAAATACGTATCGGGCTGATGAGTTTGTTGATTGGCTCGCTAATCAGCCTGAGCATGAAGCCTATGCGGCTTTCTATGGGATGACTGATGAACATGCTGCTCGTCAGTATCGCATCGACATGGCTCGTGATATGGCTAGTGGTCTTCGCATCGTTGCAAAGACTGAGGTCATTGAAAGCGGTGTCAGCACTATTAAGGTAACTGAATATCCAGCCTACATCTCTCCTGTGAAGGGACGTAAGGATGGTGGTGGCTATGAGCCTTTTGATCCTAGTGATGAGGAGGCTCAGGCTGAGTTACGCCGTCAGGCTGGTGTTCAGCTTGCCGCGTGGCTCAATCGGTATCGTGGATCTGCCGAAAATATCGGTCTTGATATGACGCCCATTGAAGATATGGTGCGTGTGCTTCGGGACGAAAAAGAAGAAGCAGCATAAAGTTACCTGTAACTTTAGCCTCCCCTTTGGGGGGGCTATAAGGTTTTCATAATGATATTGCCTCTAAGAATTAAGGCATCTACTTGCTTGCTCATTCTTTCTATTATTTTACTTTTTTGTTCTTCTGGTATTCTTGGATTGTCTTTTATTTGAGCCATTCTACGCAGAAGACTGTTGCGTCCGTTATTTATAGACTTGATAACACCAGCTATTTTCAGTTCATCTTTATACTTTGATCTGGCTCTTTGTATTAGATTTGAGTCGCCTCTTTTTATAGCGTCATTCAAAACTTCTCTAGCTTGAAGAACTCTGTCTCTCTTATCTATGAAAGAACCAAGATCCTCTCTTTTGGAAACAGAGTATACAACTTTTCTTCCAAAAGGTATTTGTCTAATCATCTCATCTGAGAAGCCCTCCTCCACAGCCTTTGGCAGTGTAGAGAAAGCAAAGTCACCTGATCTCTGGACAAACCTTCCAATGCCACCTGTCAGGTAATCTACCCAGAACTCAATGACATCAGGGGACACATCAAGAGTTCCCTTCTCTACTGTTGATCCATCTAGGCTGTTAAGCCACTGGGCAATCCACTTCGCTGATGGAGATGTGGTTGACCAGTATAGTTGACTGTCCGGCGGAGGCGTGGGATCAAATGGAGATGTCTCTTTGTATATTGGCTTGTTAGCAAAGTCTTCGTTCTCATAGAGATCAATTATAGGATCAACAACTGTAGGCATTACAAAGTTAATGAAACTCTCTGTGCCACCAAGTGGATTGAGAGTGTCTATCATGGTCATCATTGCAGAATCCGCTGCCTCCGCTGGAGTGTACCCACCCCTTGCGGCTCTGCTTAAAGATCTGCCTATATTAACAGCCATATTGAGACCATACGGCATCGGTATAACTATGTGAGACCGCTCCGTAATGCCAAACGGATCTCTGAATACAAGGTTATGTTCCAGAATATAGTCCGGTATTTTATCAGCCATAAGCTGACCGTCCTCATCTTCGTCTGAGGTGAGAGCAAGAAGCTGATCTTGCAACACACCAGCTACCATGAGACCAACCCATATTTTACGAACCTTCTTAGACCTTGCCGCCGCACTCAACATGGCGAATGAGCCTTGCAATGATGCGTTGTAGAATAGGTACATGGAGTTCATCAGGGTCTTGTATTCACCACCCTTGGCAAAATCCACCGTGACATTACGAGCGGCAAAAGCTGCTCTCTGTTCTCCAATCCTTGGAGCCAAAGCCTTAAATGTAGCTACGCGAATAGCGTTCTCAGCGACAGTGTTGTAGTCCTCTAAGAACTTCAACATTGAGCCAGTCTTCTTGCCAACAAAGCTGTTCTTAACAGCGTTCCACTGACCTCTTGCCCCCTGCTCTGCGATGTCGTCTGTCAGCTTCTTGATGTTAGCGATTTGATCACTAAGATCACTGATCTGGTTTGTTGCGTTCTGACCACCGGCCCTCTGAAATCTTCTGAATAGAGCCGCTCCTGTTAGTTCTGACACAGGTATGCTTGGATCATCAACGGCGTCTATATCCTCTCTAACGACTTGCCTTACAGACTTAAAGGCATCAATAAAGTTACGTCTAACTTCTGAGACAATACCCTTCTCTTCATACTGGTTGATATTCACGCCAGCGGTCTGAATATCCCTGAGCATGTTGGTGATGAAGAACTCTGGGTTCAGAGATGTGTTGATGTTGGAAAGATATCTATTGATCTTTCCAAGACCTCTGACTACAGCGTTTGATGTCTGGGCAGACACACCAGCACCACCCTTGAGGGCGTTGGCAAGTCTTTGATCTCTCACCCGTATGTAAACGTGCTTTCCATTTTCCTTGACAGCAAAAATGTTTGGATCATTAAGAGCGTTTCTATCTACTATAGTCCTGACGGAACCCTTCACTAATCCTCTGGTGAGGGGAACGCTTTCTATCTCCTCTGCAAACTGACTAGTAAGACGCTCATCAGCCCTTAATAGATTAAGGAAAGACAAACCAACTTTATTTCTCTCAGCCCTAATAACAGCATTTTGATTTTGTAAGAAAGCGGCTGCAAGTATGTTGGTCGCATACTCTTGACGGCCTAAAGCCCGCCTGTCTTCTCTGCCGCGCACAGAGTATCCTTGAGTGGTTGCAGACCTTGTGTAGGAGGCGTCCTCTGTTGCCTCACCGTCTGCATCAAATATCCCTCTAAGAGGCACATAGTTTTCATATTGTGGAGGCTGTACAATCTCTCCGCTCTCTAAAACAAGAGGCTCGTTGCTGTTGAAGTCTGGGGTGAGGCCAGATGCAACCCTGATTGCATTTGTATCATCAATCACCTGACGGACTCTCTGCTGTACGTCAGCTATGATCTGCTTGTTGCCTGACCCAAGCGAGTCAACCCAAGACAGAATGTAGTCTGCCTCAGCATCTGTCATACCAGATCCATTATTAAGATCGTTGTTGATCGATCTGATATATGCGTTTCTCTCCTTGGCATGAAGCGCATACAGATATGCGTCAACTATAGCTAGTCTCTTGCTACCAGTTTCTTTGAATGATTTAGCAGCGTAGTTACCGCCCTCAAAATCACTGTTGAAACCTCTCCCGGTCAGTCTAGAAAACTCAGCGTCAGAAACTTCTAGATCTTTAACAAGCCTTGCAAGAGGCTCGTACATATCTTTTTGTTTTGAGTTAAGTATGTCGCCTGTCTTGCCGTGGAACAGTGTTTCTTGAAGATATGTGTCCATGCCATCAGTGATGGTCATGCCCTGCTTCTTCAAATTGTCAATCATCACACCGACAGGCAAGAAGGTATCTTGGAACTTGGTGATAAAAGACTGAGATATGTCTCTTGCTTTTTGGTCGCTGACTAAACCTCCTAGCCCAAGAATCTTTGATATCGTGTTATGCGCGGCAGAATATGAAATGTGATTGTTATTATGATTAACTATGAAGTCTGTGGAGCCAGTGTCCACATTAGCAAAGGATGTTCTTGAGAAAGATCTACTGAGTTTTTTCGCCTTTAAATCTGGATAGCTGGTTCTTACTGAGTAAACACCAACAGGATTCCTGAATCCAAACTGAGAAAGAATTTCAGGATCTTGCAATCTTCCATATTGAAGAGAAAGAACAATTTTTGGAGAACTGTGAGATGGCCGCAACCACTCAAGTCTTAGATCTCTTCTGCCTACTGGTATGAAGGCATCACTAACCGCAGGACCACCGCCTCCATCAGGGAACGAAACAACATTGGGGCCGTCTTTATGACCCTGCTTGTGCCAAGCAAACATCAACTGCTGCACAGCAGTCTCTACGTCAGGAAACTTTGAGTTTTCTACTATCTCTTTCTCGTGGCCGCGCTCTTGTATGTGATACTTTCCAAATCCAAAAGCCCTTCCAGAAGAGTCCACACCGTGATTTCCTGCAAAGAAAAGAACAGGAATCATATTATTGTTTTCTTTTATCACGCCAAAAAGAGAATCGTATTTCTCAAATCTAGGAAACCTTTTAGGAGCGTTTATAGTGGAGAAAGCATTGGACGGAGCAGTAGAAAACTTCCTTGTTGACTTCGGAAGCGTTTCCAACATGTCCATTACAGACTTTAATTCTTGTTCTTGATCTGGTGTTATCTCACCTAGAGTTGCCTCTTCGTTTTCAAAAAGCTGTATCACCTCTGCGCGGCTAGTATCTAGCTGTCTGTTAATAGAGGAAGGATTTAAAGCAGCACCGTTCTGAGCATCTACAGCATCATCATAATCTAAAAATACTTCTCCTTCTTGATCGCCATTCTTGTATGTAAACCTCCTCTTAGGGTTGTAGTACATAAAGACAACATCAGGCTCACCATTATTGAAATCTGAATATTCTTCTTTATCCCAGCCATCTGGAGCAAACTCATCATTCCATGTTGTGCGGGATCTAATGGTGAATCCATTTGCGCTGTATACGCCCGGTAGAAAAGTGTCAAAGGCGTCTAGCTTGTTTCCACCCTCATCAACTGCCAGCCTGATAGCAGGATATGAGAACCCCCTGTATGCGTCTGGAGTGTTGAATACAGAGACGATGTCAACAAGACCATCTATCTCACCCTCTTTTAGGGCAAAGCCAGCTTTACCATCTCTTGTGAGGAACAGGCGCATGTCTGCATAACCTGTCTCGTCTGCCGTTGTTTCTACAGGATAAACGTATACAGATGAGCCTATTGGACCTTGAGCTATTCTAGCTCTGTCAATCGCCTCAGCAAACTGCTGTGCTGACCTCATCGTTTGAGCCAACTCAAATATGGCTGGAGTCTTTACGCCCTGTTCGTTAAATAGTCTTGCGGCATATGGAGCTATCTTGTACTCAGCAGCTACATCATATTGGCCCACTTCTCGGCTTGATCTCTTCCTACGCCATACTCGTCCATTATCCCCTGCACCAATCCTGACGGCGATGGCCGCAGCTTTTGCTGGGCTGACGCTGTACTTGAGGTTAGCGGCGGTATCGTTTTCAGCAGACTCTCTGCTAATTCCTTCATCTTGTCGTCTGGCACCTGAGTCAGGATAGACTCTGTCTCTGTCTGTTGGGGGAAGTGCTTCTGCGATTTGGTCATCTGTGAATCCCTCTCTTCTTGCATATGCTATCGCGCCGTCAACGTAATCGTTATCAGCGCCTGTGCTTTTTGTACCCATAGAGGCTAGTAGCCTCTTCTCATGATACCACATGAGTGCTTGGAAATCGGCATTGTTGATATCAATGCCAGTCTTCTCTTTCAAAAGTTCCCTAGAACTTTCTGCTGCGTCCCTCATCACCTGACGCTCAGTGCCATTCCTAGGCGTAGCTTGCTCAAACTTGCCACTCAAATTTTGCGAGTGCGTATCTGCCGCTTGGAATAAAGGAGTTTTTTCTGGCCTTTGATCTGCTTCTGCGGCAGAAAACTTATTAAATATTCTTTGGAATTTTTTATTAAGGGCGACAGCGAACTGATCAATATTCTGACCTTCAAGAGAGTCAAGCCCTTCATCTAACATAGTATCTTCTACTAAGCGCTGCTCAAACTCTGTGAGATCTCCCTCAACAGCTTCTTGTATTCTTTTTCTGTTTTTATTGTTTGTAGCATCTGTAGGCTCTTTAAATGGTTTGCCTATGATGCGATTCCACATACGCATCCACCACATATCCATAGTGAGGGCGTCAAACTCACCATTAAGATTCATGTAGAATCCGTTGCCTATTTTTGCACCTAAGACATGAGCAACCCTAACCTTTGTATCTTGAAGCTCTCCACTAGGTATCTCTATGCCTAATTCCTGAATTACAGGATCTTTTTTTAACTGTCGTACTGTAGTTTCTTGAGTAAGGTACTCCTGTATTTGAACATCAGTCATATTCAAATCGCGCTTTAAGGTATTGTAGAAAGCAAAAGATTTACGCATTGCTTCCGCGCCTTTGCTTCCATATCCGTCAGCCTTAAAAAGTCCGGTTTCTTTCCAAACTTTGTATTCTTCCATTGCGCTGACAAAATTCTGATTTACAGACAAGCCATTTGATGTGACGGCCATGGCAAATGTAAATGCAGCCCTAGCATCTGGGTCATTTAGTATCTGTTGGTTGCCGCCCTCAATCTTGCCCATGAACTCAAACATGGTTGCGACTTTGTCTTCGTACCAACCGATGGCGTTCTTATCACCGCGCAGGGCGGCCTCTGCCTCTGCCGCCATGATCATAACGATCTTCTTGAAGTCTTTCGGGTCTAGAGGATCGAGGGTTATATTGCCCTTCTCTTCCTGCAAAATACGCAGTGAAGTTGCCACCCGTGGTGCGACTACCTTGCCCTTTTCATTGAACACTCGTGTGTCGATGAACTCATTGTTCTCATCAATTCTGTGAAGGGCAGATGCTTGAGCCAGCTTTTGACTGATGCCTAACTGAGACTTGGCAACATTTGCCTTGACCCTTTCAGGCGTTGATCTGAAGGGTTCGATGGTGCTTTTTTGGGTTGAGTACAGGAAATCCTTCTTCGGCGCAAATACAGGGTTCTTCGCCAAAACAAGTGGTCCAACCTGTATCACTCTGTCGGCCCCAATCACCGGCTGTGTCGTCATCCTGTCGTAAAAATACGAGTGCCTAAATGGATCAAATCCAACTTGCACATAGCTTGGGTCATTCAACGCTCTCTGCGCTTCTACAAATGCTGCGTCAGGCGTTGTTTGTTCTAAGCTACCTGTTATTGTGGCATACGGACCCTTGGCAGCCCCTGCGGCTATCCTCAGACCTGCCCTCTGTAAGCCCTCTTTCATTAAAAGATCTGCGTTATTAACAATAGCCACGCTCTCGTGGGCTATGACTTGATTTCTTTTGAAGCCCAAAGGCACGGTTGCGTTTGTCCCATGTATGGTGGGAATCCAAACGCCCTTGTCCCTGTACGCTGGAATATCTAAGCGCAACTGAACCTCAGTGCCTTCTGGGATAGATGACGACTGATTGAGTTTTTCTAGCTGATTAGTCTGCAACCCATCCCGCATTTCTTCTATTGTTGCCGGTGCGGGTACGGTCTTGTAGGGCATGATAGGCTTTACATCATTGACCAGCTTGTCATAGGTCTCGTAATCAATTTCGTTATTGACTAGCTTCTTGGCGGCCTCTGTCATTTCATCGATGCGTTTGGTTACATCTTTGAAAGACTGATTGATGCGCTCTATGTTGCCCCTGTCAGGCTCAATATAGCCAGCCACTATGCCAGCAGTAGAATACTTTGCGTTGCTCTTTGGTGGCGTGAACTGCCCACGCTTCCTAGCGCCTAACTGCTTTGTCTTGTCTTGTGTCTGTATGTTCTCAAATATTGATGCCGCAGAGTCAAAGCCCTCGTCAAAGTGAGCGCCGCCAAGAGCCTTGAAGAACTTTACTATCCTGTCGAGGAGGTTTTTCGGTTTGCCGACTATCTTGAGACGACCATCCGCATAGGCGCGGAACATCTCTGCAATCGCCTCTTCTTCCAAAAGAGCCTGCATCTCAGTCTCACTAAGATTTTGATCTTTTGGGTTCAGTAGTATTGCGCGGTCAAGAAATGTGTATGCTCTTTTCTCACCTTTGCCCTGCTTTATAGCAACATACTTTGTGTTGCTTGCAGCTTTGACTAGAGTCTTGTATTCGGCATTTGTGAAGAGACCAATATCTTTTATGGCATGTATAATCTCGTGATTGAGAACATTCCTGAGAGATACATACAACTCATCATCTGTAACAGATGGGTCATATATTGACATGGCAAGAGATATTGATCTCTTACTAGGATCAAAAACACCCTCAACATTTGGATCTTTGAGGCCAGCTTCTCGCTCTATATAATCATCTATCTTGAGTCCAACATCACCCAAGCCAAGACCACGCATATACTTTCTTAGCCTAGCAGCAACCTTCTTGCGCTTCGTCTGATACTCGTCACGATACCTTGCAGATTCGGCCTGCATTGCGAGCTTGCTCGCTTCTTCAGCCTCCTCACGCTCTGTCTTGGCTACTCTTTCGTCAGCCGCATCTCTTTCTGCTTTTTCTTTAGCGTTGATGCTTTCCTCAGCCTCTGCAAGAAGCCTCTTAGGCTCTTCAACTGAAGACTCTATACTTTCAATTTCTTGATTTAGATTTTCTGCTGCAACAGGATTATTTTCTTTAAGAGCTTTGTCTCTAAGTCTTATAGCCTCTTGTTTCGGGGCTTCCAGCTTTGCAATATCTGCTCTTGCTTTATCCCTTTGCTCTTTTTCTTTATACAGAGGATCAAGTCTTTTATCTTCAGGAAGAACGTATCTGCCACGTTCCAAATGTTTGACAGAACCCTCAGCCTCTAACTCTCTTAGAATTTCATCAACAACTTCTGTTGAATCAGTTTTGATGGCTCTTTTAATTTGACCTTTGTGGACTCTGCCTCTTCTCTGTATTTCTTTTTTAGCATCATCCTTTTGTTTGACAGAAAATATCGGAGCCGCTGGCTTTGCTGCTATATCTGGCCTTTGTAATCTATCAAACTGATCGGCTATATCTTGACCAAATATTTTTGTTATTTCTTCTTTTGTAACATCAGCATCAGGCACGATGCCTGTGCCTTCTCTTGATCTTCTTATTTCAGCAGCAGCATCTGGCTGAAAATCTTTTAATGGAACAGGAATAAACGGTCTCGTAGCCTGCTTTGCAGCATTTGCTAGACTTAAATTCTTTTGACCATCTGTAAGATTTGTATCAGATATCTCAGCAACAACTTCTGGCTGCGCTTCTTCTTCTATTGGCTGACGTAGATCAAAGCCAACTTTCCCTGCTCTTATTCTTGCGTCTGCACGACCGCCCTCTTCTATGGCGTCTTCTTGTAGCTGTCTTTTTGCCTCTGCCTCTTCTTGCTTTTTAATGTCGCCACCGACAACTCCGACAGCACCTTTAACTGTGCCGCCGACTAATCCAGCAGCTACAGCAACCTCTACATATTCATCCAAAGCCTCATCACTGGTTATGCTCTGACCAGCTTGAAGTCTCTCTATAACTTGTTGTCCAACTTCTGTAGGCACCTCTACTGTAGCACCGGCACCCACACCCTTAACGCCTCGACTGAACAGTCCCCCACCCCTGATCATTTTTGGAGTAAGAAATCTGCCAACTATGAATCTGTCAGCTATGAGATCAAGAGATGCTTGCGGTAGAGAAGCAAGCAACGCAACGCGATTATCTACCTCTACAGGTCTGCCAGCATCTACATCTGCCTGTTTTTGGGCCTCTCTATTGCCACCAAAGAAAAATGGTATGTTGGCGGCAAGACCGCCCACAACAGTACCTACAGCGCCACCAACTAATGTGCCGCCCGGACCAAGTCCAGTTCCAATAGCTGCCCCCGCCTTACCACCGGCAACGCTGCCTGCTATGGTAGTGGCAAGATTAGGAAGTTGTTCGCCAAGGGTCTCCACAAAGAAGTCAAGGCCAGAGCCAATATCCTTTACATCTTCAAGCCTAGTGGCATTTGCACCAGACTCTTGCAGTTCTTGCTTGTTTGTTTCTACGATGTCAGAGCCGATGTCCTTGATGGAATCGATGCCTGTTGACTCTCCCACACCCTCAAGTGCAGAGCCGTAAAGCATTTGCACTGTATCTACGCCAGCACCAAGAGCGCCGAGGAAGCCTCGACTATCTTCTCCACCGCCACCAATAAGGGCTTCGTCAGGATCACCGAGGCCTTGAAGATACTCTCCAATTCTGGCTCTCTCAGTTTCTGAGATCTCTGCACCCTTTATCTTAAAGGGATAGACCTTGCCGGAGGTGCCTTGAGCATAATATACGCCCATCAATTAACCCCCTATTCGTCTTCAAATCCAGCCATGGCATTAGAATCACCTGCAATAACGCCAGCATCAGCTAATAAACGTCTGGCCGCCATCTCATATTCTCTAGCCTGCTGTAAGGCTGCTTCTGTGCCGACATTTTCTCTTAAATTTTTAGCCATAGTTTGCAAATCACCAGCCCTCTGTATCATCTGATTTGCTGTGAAGGAAGATGTTTTGCTTGTCAACTTTGCTCTGGCGTTAATTAAATCAATAACACCCTCTTGATACCTATCTTGTGCCTCACGGAAAGATGTAAGGCCACTAATGCCAGCCTCACCGATTGCGCCAAGTAATGTTGGCTCTTTTGATGACATGAGAGCCAATCCAGCTTGGGCCAAAGCTAGATATTTATCTGTTTCTTTGTCTTTATCTAGCTTATCCTGCAATGCTTTTATTTCAGATGCTAAACTCCCAGCCTGATATGTTGAGGCATCACCACCTATGCTAATAATAGGTGGTTGTGTTGATGTTTCTTTAGCATTGGCATCATCTGACTCTTCATCTGACTCTTCTTTAGCGCTAAAGTCAGGCTGTGCTTTAATTTGGGGGTCGTCCTTTGGGACCAAAGCGCCAGTGCCTTGCCGATCAGGGACGATTGTAATTGGTAAATCAGCATCTGGGTGATCCTCTGAAACAATCCCAGCTTGAGCCTGCGTAATTGGCTCACCGTCCTCCGTTTGCAGCAATGGAGGTATTATCACTTCATCGCCTTCTTTGTTCTGAGGAAAGATGGTTTTTGGCTGTATATCACCCCCGATATTGGGGCTATCAATAACCGCACTTCCCGGCCCAGCAATCATATCTTTCATTTGATTTAAGCCGGGATAGTTTTCAGCCTTGGGGTCATTAAGGCGTAATAAATTAAATATAGATTCAACAACTCCACTCTCATCAGCCGAATCCTGCATTGGAGGACTCATTACTGGTTGTGACTGTTTTGAGAAACTTGGATCGAGAGCTTGTATCTCTGAGAGATTTGCAGCAGAAGCTGATGGAATTGCAGCCTCAGCAACTTTGCTACCGACAGATTTTGCAGCATCCGCTACGCGACTTAAAACTTTTTTCACATAATCAAAACCAGATGGGTCTTCTAAATTAGCGGCAGCGTCCGGTCCTACGTTATATGCCGCTAATGCACGATTAGGATCGCCGGGAAACTCTTTGCTCATAGCTGTTAAGTAATCTCGACTGAAAGATGTAGATCTTTCTGGATCTATAAGACCCGAATCAACTAATTCTTTATTGTCTTCATATGCTTTTTGTACAGCGTCAGCCACGCTCATCTTATTGGTGTCGTACTTTTTCCCCGGCCCTATGAGGCTAGAAATTTCTGGAAACATAGATTGAACGCCATATCCCGGCATTATTGCTGTGCCGGGACGTATTTGGGTTAAACCCACTTCGTCTTTAGAACCCCTAGCCATGGGGTCGCCACCACTTTCCTGACCTATAAGTGCTGCAATTCCTTCTTCTGTGGGCGTCCCATCAGGTCTAAAAAACATACCAATGTTGGCTTTAATTACACCCCCTTCTGCCATTGGGATGGCATCATCTGTCGGGGCAGGCATGGTCTGTGGACGCATTGACTGTGGCATGATAGAGCCGATGCCGCCCTCAGCAACTGCTGCTTGAGGTGCCATAGCCTCAGACATGCCCATAATGCCGCTCTGAGGCACACCAGCGGCTGCTATAGCCTCTTGCGCCACCGTAGGCTGGTTTGCAGCCTCACGCTTCATGAAGTCATCGCGCACACGCTTACGGCGTTTGATCTCACTCAACACCAAGAACTGCGGCGCAGAGCCTGTAGGCATCTGCATCTCTGAAATAAGCTGCTGCTCTGAGAAGTTCTTTAGCTGATCCTGTATGTCGATAATGTTCATCCGCCTGTTATCCCCTTATACAGACCAAGTGCAGAAACGCCTGTGCCAAGAAGCTGTTGGACAGGATTATATGCTTGCATTGTGGTGGTTTCTGTAGATGGAGTTATCGGCACACCTCTCAAGATTGAGGACAAAAACTGCAAGTTTTCTCTTGGGAAGTCTCTCTGACGCACAAAGTCTTGATAGGCAAGATCAAGACCAGCCTGCTCTCTTGCTGTTATGCCCTGACCAACTTGTTCCAAAAGACGAGCCGACTCAATATCTCCTGCTCTTGCCATGGCTCCAAGATCAGCTAGGCTACGGGCCTGTTGACCAGCCGACTCCCCAGCGCCAATCCCTATTCTTTCTGCCTCTGCTCTTGCAGCCCTGTCTCTTTCAAACTGTTGCTGTGCCTGCTCAAATGCTTGTTGCTGCCCCGAAGCCTGTATCTCTGCAAGCTGTCTGCCGAGCGCCTCACCAGCAAGGGCTTCTTGTACTGCTGATCTACTACCGCCAAACGCTCCCGCTTGGACAGCGTCTGCGGCTCTACCCGCCCCCTGTCTCTGAGCGTCCAGAATCGCTCTTTCTTTTTGGACATCTACCACCTGTTGCATGTAAGGAGACATATATTGTGCAGCAGCACCAGAATCGAATTGACCAGCTTCAAAACCCATGCCTTGTAAAGCGCGGCCAATACCTGCGGTTGTAGCTGCTTGCGCGGTTGGCAAGCCCTCTATGCCTTGACCAGCAACCTGCCTAGCCCTTTCTCTTGCGGCTGCGGTGTCTTGAGCCTCATCAGCTAAACGCTGACCCTCAAACGGCTCATATTCACGCAGAGACTCAGCCTCTGTTCTGTCAAGAAGGCGTTCAAAGTACGGCCTAACATACTTTGGCAGATTAGACTGAACAACAGTCTGATCTGATGGTACTGATGACTTACCTTTGCCCATTACCCAACTCCATTCTGTAGGCTATATATTCAGGCTTCCATCCATACTTCTCTAGGATTCTGCCCCATGCTTTTCTGCCATAACCCTCTATGTGCTTGCATCCACAATCTGTAGCATAGTTTTGCAAAGTTTCTAGAATAGAAGGCAGCCACTTATTCATATGCTTTCCCCCTACCCAATCAAGAGCCATTGCTCTTCTTCCGGGATATTCTATAACCCTGCTTGTCAAGGCGGCTATAACTTCCCTTCCTTCCATAACCAGCCAAAGAACCAACACTCCATCCTCTAAATCTTTTTTTAAGTCCTGCACCTTAAACTTACCGGCTGATGTATCTACGGACTTTTTTAAAACCTTGGTAACATCTTCCCAAACTATATCTACCCCTTCAATAGGGACTGCCGTTATCATCATGCTGGCAGCATCATATCCTGTGGCACTTGATCAGGCTGCTCTTTCATGCCTGTTCTCATCTCTCTGACCCTATCCATCATCTCGTAAAGGGATTTTGCGCCAGCGTCAGTAGAGCCATTGCCAAGCCCACTAACAACGTCAGCCGGTACGATGAACTCTCCATCAGATAAAACAACATCCTGTTCACCCTCAAGAGTGGCAGGTATCATATCATCCATTCCATCACCAATGCCCTCTACCATGCCTTCTGTAGTCTGTGCGTTATCATCAAACTCACCACTACGGACACGGCCCACCAAGTCTCTCAAGGCTTCTTCGCCGTAAGTAGACACAAATATAGCTAAAGAGCGCTCTGGTTGCGGGTCTATACCTTTGATTGCATTAACAGCGTTATTTATGATTTCTTTGTCGTTAGGTCTTGATACCTCACCACCCTCTTGGAATGGCTGGAAATAACTGAACTCTGGATCAAATCCGGGTCTGTAGCCGGGTAACATCGGATTACGTTTGCGCCTTGCAGGCTCTGCCTCTGGAATGTATGGGTAATCGTCAGTTTTAAAATCCATCTTTGGCGGCTTAGATGCCTCAATAAGGCCTGTTGTCCCTAAAGCTCCAATAGTCTCTGGCTGTTTTAAAGCGCTTAATGCCCCCGGCAAGCCTGATTTTGCACTCTCTAAAGCAACATTTTGAGTTGCCGCCTCAAGAGCTGGGGTAGCTGCCATTCCAGCACCAGAAGCCCCTGCTGTAGTGCCTGCTAATCTCATTGGATCAGCTAAATCAACCCCAGATCCAACAATATTACCTGCCTCTGATCCAGCAGATTGTCCTGCTTTAAATAAATCAGTACCACCTAGAGCCTTGCCACCAAGATAAGACAATATACCTGTGCCGATGGCTGTTTCAAAATCATCACCTTGAGCAAGGCTTCCTAAACCAGATCCTACAGCCCCAGCGGTAAGAGCGCTCACACCCAATGTTGGAGCAAGTGCCGACCCAGCTAATCCTAATAACAATGGTAAAGCCATGATTACTCCTCTGAGGCGGCTAACGCCCTCATCCTGTCAACTAATCTTCTAGCACGATTTGGAACTTGCGTATACCACCGCGAGTCCACCATCTCGTCAGCAGCCTTATTCCAATCCCCTGCATCTACACCAGCCTTCATACCCTTGAATTTTGATAGACGCGGTCTACCCATATTAAACATCATATTCGCTATGATATGCTGACACTCTTCGGGCAGATCGTCAAAGTTAGGATACAGAACTTTGCACTCGTCTACAGTCACAGTCATATCAAGAGCAAATACCTTTTGCACTCTTTCCTGTTCTATTACTGTACCAACAGGCTTGCCATACTCCTCATCATCCTTGGTAATTAAATGACCAATTCCGAAAGTTGGGAGGTGCAAGTGATCTAAATAAATTTCGTACTTACACCCCTCATCTTCTGCGATCTCTGTCCTTAACTTATCTACGTTCATCAGAATCTCCTGATAGCGCGGCGATTATATTTTCAAGAAAACTGCCTTCGCGCTTGCTTGCTTCATATTTTGCTCTGCCTTGAGCAGCCGTGGGTATACCACCGGGCAGGCTGTCAGCCTCAATCATCTTCATTGTTTCTTGAGGCAAAATCCTAGCTATACCACCAAGTCCGGGGATCAACTCTGCAATGCTTCTTTGTGAGCTTTTAGGTAAAGGCACTTTCACTACATCACCAAGAAACGTGGTGGGCGAGCTTCCAAGTGACGCAAGACCATATCTAACCTCACCTGTCTCTTTGTCTCCAAACACCTCATCGCCAAGGATATTCACTTTAGCATATGGATTACGATATCTGTCGTAGGCTAAATCCATAATCTGCCTTCTAGTTTGTTCGTCTAACTGGTTAGAATAATCTATAGAAGACGGATTTCTGCCAAAAAGTCTTGTAAAGAATCCTTGAGAGCCGTATGGATTTTGCAAAGTGATTTGATTTTGATTAAAAAATTGCTCTTTGCTTAGGATATCAGGTATTCCACCTTCACCTCCAGCAACAGCAGCCCCAGCATCCACGGGCGCAGGAGCAAGTTCAGGTTCTATAAAATCGCCTCTTCTGCCTCTTTCTCTCATTACTTTGTTAAACCCTTAACTTTTTCTACAGTTCTTAAACCACCAAGACCAAGCATACCAAGAAGAACGGTCATAAGACTATCCATATCAAACGTGGGCAAATCTGGCACTTCCATGCCAGCGTAGGCAAAACCAAACATGGTTACTGGCGCTAGAACAAAGTGCCATATCATAGCAGTAGCCAAACCCCAGCCAAGGAAAGGACGCCAACCAGCAACAAATACAGATCTATGTTGCGCCTCAGCCTTGTTTATCTCTATCTGACCCATGTTGGCTTCGTGAGCGTGTTTCTCTGCCATGGTCGCTATGTCGTGTGCCAGCTTTGCCTTCTGATCCTTGTCCTCTATGAACTTGTCCAGAAGCCCTGTAACGGGTCCAATCAGTGCCTGCAACATTTTGCCTTCTCCTATTTGCTGCTGCCTGTAGAGCGGTAGTTCTTTGGTGCAAACTCCATATGGGCATTCTACAGATCTCCCTTAATTTTTCTTAGCTATCCACGCGGTTGTACCCATGTACGCACCAACTATACCAGCTCCTGAAATATAAAATAATGACGAAATTTCTGATAGTGCATGTATTCTTTCTATGGAAATCCACGGAGTAAACATAGCTGCTGTAAAAACTCCCATACCGATCAGGGTAAATCTTGCCATCCTAAGCTGTGCTAGACTTTTTCTTAAATCTCTTTCTGTTTCTCTTATTTCTTTTGCTTGCTCAAGCTCTTCATCAGTGACAACACCATCACCATCCATGTCATATTGAGCGTATTTGCTTTTATTTTGTAGTTTTTTGTTACCCATCAGAAGTAGTGCTTGTCCCCACATTTAAAAGTTACCTGTAACTTTATGTAACAATCTTTACCGTGCCACTATCGTTATATAAAGCGCCAGACTCTAATCCAGTAGCACTGGTAGGCAGATTGGTTAGTGTAATCTTTGTGCCTCGCAACTCTCCGGGGTTGCGCTCTTGTGCTATAAACAATTCAAGAGAACGTATTAGGTCAGACATATACTGCACTGAATATTCTGTTGGTGCCTCTGGCAATCTTGGTGGTGCTAATTGATTTGATGACATTATCGCCTCCCATCCTGTCGCATATCAACACGAGGACTACCCAGCTTCCATCTTGCCCCAAGGGCTGATGATTCGATACGAAGGGCAAATGATCTACCGCGAGATCGTAAGAACAACTGATTCGTAAATGTCTCAACGGGAGATGTGGCTGTTCGTATCGTGTCTCCTGATGCCGTATTGTCGAAACCAGCACCGGGGAAGTTCTTAGATTTTACCGTAAACGTGGCTTGTGGGCTGCTTAAATTTGTTGATCCCTCAAATGTAATGTCGGGTATGACCCTGCCAATATAAGTGAACTTATCGCCATCACCGATGTCCATGGGTGATGACTCTATGTATGAGTTCATCGCAGACCCATCATCATCGTATCCAAGCTCATGGTTGTATATATACTGATTGCCTGTAGCTAGTGGGAAGGATCTGACGCCACGATCTAGCCACGCAGTGCGAGAAAGGTTCCCAAAATACCAAACCTTCTCACCATAGTTGTATATAACATATCGGTCATTATCAGAACTGCTGGAGCTAGGGTAGAACCATACAACCTCTGAAAACTCAGAATTAACTCCAGCTACAACCTTGTCTCTTTGACTTTGATTGAAATCAAGAAACACCTTGTCTTTTACAGCACACGGTAGCTGTTGTGTCTGACCCGCATATATGTAGAAGTTGTCGATACCCATCCAGTACACAACGTCTTCCGTGCCAACCGCAGCATTTGGGCCAGCTATTGTAATGTTAGAAGCAAGCTGTTGGATGCCGAAAGTAAATGGAGGACCAATAAACCGCATAGAGCTAAGAGCGGTGTCTGTCCACACAAGTATCTCACGCTTTGTTTCAACAGCCTGTACAAAGGTGGACCCTGATCCAAGTCGTAAATCTCCCGCTGTGTTTGTACTTGTTGGGAACCAATCTATCGGATTCTCTTGATCAGAAAAACGTATGAGCAGCGGGTCTTGAGTGCCACTGCCCTGTGTAGCGCTAGAGTTTGCCCCTATAGGATCACAACCAAAGGCGATAACATGTCTGTCTTGATCGGACACAAGAACCTGTTTTGCTATCTGAGGGACGCTGGTCTTTGTGCCGCTAAGAGTCGATAGTTCAACTGCTCTTGTAGAAACATTATTAGTTCTGTCCCAGTAATAGATATTGCTATCGCGAGGATTTATAATCAAATCTTCACCAAAATTATCATGCGACCACAAACGGATTTGATTTGTTGTGGTTAGACCGCCAGATGCTGCATCGCCCCAGCCATCACTACCCCATGTTCCTGCGCCCCATCCAGTTCCACCAACTGTAGTATCAAGACCTACGTTTATTTGATATGTGCCAACTGCACTTGATCCGCCATTGCCAGTATCAGATGAATTAGCAGTTGCGCTCACGGAGATCGTGTAACTATTTGCATTTGTAACACTAACTATTTGATGCTCTGCGTTTAAGATCGCTGCTGTGATATTGCCGCCAAGTGAGGCTGCACCAGAAAAGGTAACAAAATCATTTTCAAATGCGCCATGTGAGGCATCTGTTACTGTGATTGTGGCGCTTCCATTTGTTGCTGCAAATGTGCAATCTCCTGCGCTTGTTGTTAATCGTATAGGAGTGATGTCATTTATACTTTGGCCTTCTTCAATATAATATTTGAGGTGAGTGCCAATGCCTAGATAGTTAGATCCATCTAGGGCTATCCAGTTGTGCAAAGAACGAGCAGAACCAAGATAAGTT